ATCAGGGGTATGTGCCGCAGTGTGAGTACATCATTCAGAGCTTGGACACGGCGTACTCCAAGAAGGAGACGGCGGATTACTCTGTCATCTCGACGTGGGGGGTGTTTACCCCTGATGCGGATTCGGGTCCGAGTTTGTTGTTGCTGGGCGTGCAGCGCGGTCAGTGGGACTTTCCTGAGTTGAAGCGCGTTGCGCGCAACGAGTACCAGTATTGGAATCCTGACAATGTGTTGATCGAGGCCAAGGCGAGTGGGATGTCGTTGCAGCAGGAGTTGCGTCGCATGGGTGTTCCTGTGACGCTGTACTCCCCGGGTGGTCGGCGTTCTGGTCAGGACAAGGTGAGTCGTGCGAATGCGGTTGCGCCCTTGCTGGAATCGGGTATGATCTGGTATCCTGAAGGTGAGGAATGGGCCGAGGAACTGGTGGAGGAACTAGCCGCGTTCCCGAATGGCAGCAAGGATGACCAAGTGGACAGTGCTGTCATGGCTTGGCATCGTTTCCGGCAGGGCAACTTTATCTCGCTGCGCGATGATTTCTTCGACGACGATCCGGTCGAGGAAAAGGTGATGGAGTACTACTGATGGCCGAAACTGCTCCGAAAGTAAACCTGACCACGCAGCAGCGCGCGGAGTATGAGCAGCTGGTGCGGGATAAGGCGGCGCAGATGGGTGTTGACCCGGACCGCGCAGCGCGGTTCGTGCGCCTTGAGAGCAATTTTGATCCTGCGGCAAGAAACCCACGCGGTGGTGCGGCGGGGCTATTTCAGTTTGTGCCCGATACGGCTAGGTCCATGGGATTGGACGAGCGCACGGTGTTTGATGCGCAGGCCAATGCGGATGCGGGTCTTCGCTTTATGGCCAACGTGGACAGGGATTTGTCCAAGCGTTTGGGCCGTCAGGTAGCGGATTACGAGCACTACATCGGTCACTTCTTGGGCCCGCGCGGCGCGCAGAATGCGTTGTCGATGGCGGAAAAGAACCCCAACATGCCGATGCCGCAGCTGCTGCACAGCTATCTGACCAAGAAGCGTGCGGAGAAGCAGCTCAAGGACAATCCCGAGCTCCGTAAGGAAACTGTCAGCCAGTTCATTGCTCGCCAGCAATCCAAGGTCAGCAAAGCGTCGGACGATTTGCCTTCGGTGCAGTTGGCGCGTGCCACTCCGGCAGCGGCTCCGGTTGCAGCGGCAGCGGCAACGGCAGCAACTCCGGCCCGCATGAACCCCAACCTGCAGGCGCAGGGCCAGAAGGCTGCTGCCACGCGCGCAGCGGCCACGCCAAAGCCCGCTGCTGCTACTCCGCAGGACCTGTTGTCCTCTGCCAGCCAGTATGGCCCGGACTATCAGGCGGCGTTGGCACTGGCCGCGCTGGGCGATGACGATGATGACGAGGAGTACACCACCAAGTCGGGCGAGCCGCTGGTACGGGCGCGCAGCATGCTGGATGAGATGACGGCCGAGCCTGCGCCCAAGACGGCGCTGGCGGATTTGAATCTGAAGGTGGCAAGTCCTTTTGCTGCACTGCAACCGAAAGGAGGTGGTCCGGTTCGTTTGGCCGAAGGTGGCGAAGTTACGGCGGCGCAACAACTAGCGCGGATGGGCCGCAACGGCGACAGCCTGTTGGCACACCTATCTCCTGAAGCACGGGAGACGCTCAAGAAAGCAGGCGGGGCGGGGACCATCAATCCCAAGACGGGGTTACGCGAATACAATTCTGTTTTCGTGCCGCTTGGTCCGCTAATGCAGAATTTAGTAAGCGCTCCAGCACCGGCAAATACGGGGTCAAGCGGGAATAGTTCGTCCTCTGTTTTCATGCCGCTTGGTCCTCAAATACAGGAGGCAGTAAACACCCAAGCGGCGGCAAACGCCCAAGCTGCACAGCAGGCAGCGAATGCTCAAGCGGCGGCAGACGCCAAGGCCGCAGCGGACGCTAAAGCCGTGGCGGATGCGCAGGCTGCCGCAGAAGCGCGTCAGCGGGCCTCGGTGCTTGTTCCTACGGCTGGAGCGCAGTCAAGGGGGTATGGGTATGCGCCGTCTGCGGCCACGCCTATGCCTACTTTTGCCGCGCAGTCCTCAGTTCCTGCACAGCGCGGCATTGGCCGTCAGTGGTTCCAGCAGATACAACAAATGCAGCCGAGGGCATCTACCCGCAGCCGCAGTCCGTATGGCTTTGCCTTGGGTGGGGTGGTTGAACCCATCACTCCCATGGGAATGCAGGTCCAGTCCCCCTTTGCCAATTCCGCCAATCCGACGGTGGCAAACATGGCGGGAAATGTTCCACGTGGAACAATGCCGGGGCAGAGTACCGTGTTCCGTGCCGAGGGCAGCCCGAAATCTGGCGAGACCGTTAGCGTCTCCAAGGAGGAGAAGGCGCGGGAAATGTTAAGCAAGATGAAGGGAAATACCGAGGAAAACTATCGCAAGAAGGTGATGGAATACCTCGGAGCGGACATGCCGAGCGCTACGGAAAGACGGGTTTTAACGCAGTCCACCACCAAACTCCCTAAAGAGTTGCAGGCAATTGTCGAGGAGACCAACACCTCATTGCCCGCGCACCGCGTCACAATCGACGCGCCCCCTGTTCGGTTTCTTAACGGCCAGTTCACTGCGGGTGGAATCACGTACAACAAAAAAGCTGGGCCAATGAAGGGCCAGAGCTATGTGTTTGCTTCGGAAAACATCCCGTTTGCCAACGTGTTGGGGCACGAGTCTTACCACTCACGGGCCGCGCTCCACGGCACACCGGCCAAGCTTCATCCAATTACGGAGAATGAGTACACCAGTTCAATTGCCCGGACGATGAACGAGTTCCAGCCATCGGACAAGGCGGGCAAATATTGGGGAATGCGGCCCAACAAGAGTCCGGAAGAGCAGCTGGCAAGTTTGGCTGGGTATGAGGCGATGCAGCCCAAGGGCACGTCGTTTGTGGACACCGAAGTTGGAAAAGCGCTCAAGAAGCGCGACCCAGAGGCTGTGGATTACTACTTTACCCAGACATCTGCTCCCTATGGCGGCGTGTGGGAAGGGCAATCTCCGGAGCGCGGAATGGTGTCCAAGGCCCGCGAACAGTTGCGCAATCTCTGGATGCGCGGTGGATTTAACACCGTCAACCGCGCCGAGGGCAGCCCGCAGCAGGGCGAAACGTCGCTCAAAGATCGCGTGGTGGGTGCTGGGGAGTCGGCTGCCAGCATGTTGTCGGGGCTGGTGGGTAGCGTCCCGGCTGGATATGAAGGGTTGGCCACGCTGCTTCGTACAGGTGACGCGGCCCGCGCAGCACAGGCCGTGCGCGAGGGGCAGGAGCGCTACACCTATCAGCCGCGCACGGAGGCGGGAAAGCGCGAGGCGCAAAGTGCTGCCGAGCTGTTGGAAAAGTTGAATGTCCCGGCCGAGCGGGTGGGGGAGTATGCGCTGGAGAAGACGGGTTCTCCTGCAGCGGCCACCATGGCACAGATCGTTCTCGATCCGTTGAACTTTGCCCCCGGACCACGGCAGCTGGCTTCCGCCGCCAAAGGCGTACCGAAGATGGTTAAGGAAGCGGCGATGCAAGCGTATGGTCCTGCGGCGACCGCGAGCCACGTGACGCGGCCCTATCAAGGTAGTCAGGTGCCCAAGACGTGGATACAGAGTACTTTGCAGCAATATAAGGTTTCGGGGTCTTCAAAAACAGCCGAGGCGGTCAACAACTGGATTGATGGCACGCTGACCAAGTACGTTACCCGGGATTTGGGCACGGCGAACGATCCGATTTTGCGCAAGGCCGAAGAGGGCAAGCTGCATTTCATACCAGAGGAAGTGTCGGATTTTAGAAAATACATGGCGCGCACGCATCAAGAAGAGACGGGCATGGGTGCGGTGGCGCAGTCTCCGTTGGCGCAAACGTGGGAAACAAACGTCGATGCCAACATGATTCCCACGACGGCCAAGGACATGTTGACAAGAGTCAACGACAGGATAGAAGACCTGCAGTCTCTAGGACGTCTTTCTGGTGAGGATTATGATTTTGCCAACCTTGTCAACAACCTGAACAAAGAAAAAGCGTGGCTAGAAAAAGCGCCTGATGATCAGCTGGTGCACTATCTAGCCCAGACAAATTCAAGAACCGAGTTGGGCCTTGATGCGTTGGTGGACGGAATAAAGAACATGATTCGCGCGGGGGAGATAGCGCCTGCGCAGTTGAGCAAGTTGTCGATTGGTGACGCTGTAGAGCGCATTCATCAGCAGAACAAAGCCAGCGGACCTTTTTATGAGGTGTACAAGCTTGCGTCGGAAATGACCAAAAGTGGCGGACCACTGGAGCGGGGCGTTCCGTTGCCAAAAGAGGTCAGCCAGTTTGGAACGGCCGAGTTTTTGCCACTGGAGAGCGGGTATCAATGGCGGCGTATTGTTGATCCGCGCGCCACGGAAATTCAAGGCAAGATGATGGCCAATTCGATTTACGGCTACAATCGCAATCAACATCCCTACAGCCAATTTGAACACCCTGCAGAAGCACTGCGAAATGGTGCAGTGGAGCTTTATGCGCTGTATGACCCCAGTGGAAAGGTAGTCACCCACGTTGAGTACGTTCGCAATCGAAAAAGTGGTGACAAAACTACTAAAGACGCGATCACGCAAGTATTGGGCAACGGTCCGCGAACCGGTAACGAATTTCCTGAGAACTACATGGAACAGGTGAAACAACTGATTGACAAGTTGGGTCCGAAAGAAATACCAAACACTGTCAAGCATTATTTTGAGTATGGGAATGATTTCCTGCGCGGTGGCGATTTAGGCAATGTACAGTGGATTTGACTTCCTGCGCGGTGGCGAATAACCGAGGACGACCATGTCAATTGACAAGGCATTAAACGAGATCAGCGCAGGCGATGCGCTGATGGACAGCGACAGCGAAGGACCGGACATCGAGATCATTCTTGATGAGGACGGTGGCGCTACGATTGAGATTGGCGACGACGAGGAACTTCCGTTCGATGCCAACCTTGCCGAGGTGGTTGACGATGCAGAACTGGGCCATATTAGCTCCGAGCTGATGGTGCTGTTTGACGCTGACAAGACTTCGCGCGGTGAGTGGGAGCAGCAGTATTCCAAGGGCCTCGAGCTGTTGGGCTTCAAGTACGAAGAGCGCACCAAGCCGTTCAAGGGCGCGTCGGGCGTGGCGCATCCCATGCTGTCTGAGGCCGTGGTCCAGTTCCAAGCGCAGGCCACCAAGGAGCTGATGCCTGCCTGTGGGCCGGTGCGCAGCCAAGTGCTGGGCAAGGAGACGGTGGAAAAGCTCCAGCAGGCGCAGCGCGTGGCCGATTTCATGAACTACCAAATCACCACGGTGATGGAGGAGTACACGCCGGAGTTCGATCAGGCGATGTTCTACACCGGATACGGCGGCTCGACCTTCAAAAAGGTCTACTACGACTACCAAAAAGAGCGCATGGTCAGCAAATTGGTGCTGCCAGACGATCTGTACATCCCGTATGCGGGCTCCAGCGTCATGTCGGAGTGCTCGCGGATCACGCACCGTATCGCAATGAGCGATAACGACTACCGAAAGCGCGTGTATTGCGGTGAATATCTCGATTTGAACCTGCAACCGAGCCCGCAACCGGCCATTCCGGACCAAATTGGCGAGCGTGTTGACAAAATTTCGGGGATTTTGCCCTCCACCGAGACCGAAGAGCTGTTTTTCCTTGAATTTCAGGTCGAATTGGACCTTCCGGGCTTTGAAGATGTCGATGAAGACGGTGAGCCGACCGGAATTAAGCTGCCTTATGTCGTCACAATCGAAGAATCGCAACAGAAAGTGGTTGCCATACGTCGAAATTGGCGAGAAGACGACGCGAAGAAGGAGCGCAAGCAGTATTTTGTGCATTACGTGTTCATCGAGGGCCTCGGTTCGTATGGCTTGGGCCTTGTTCACCTGATTGGTGGCCTGTCACGGGCCGCGACCGGTGCTTTGCGCCAGTTGTTGGACGCTGGGACGCTTGCCAACCTGCCTGCAGGCTTCAAGGCCAAAGGCGCGCGGATCATGAACGACGATGTGCCGCTGCAGCCGGGTGAATGGCGCGATATGGATGCGGGTGGCGCGGAGTTGACCACCCAGATGCTGCCGTTGCCGTACAAGGAGCCGTCACAGACGCTGTTCCAGCTGCTGGGCTTCTCGGTGGAAGCGGGTCAGCGCTTGGCCAACACAGCGGACATGCAGGTGGGTGATGGCAACCAATATGCTGCAGTGGGAACCACGATTGCACTGCTCGAACGGGGCTCGATGGTCATGTCGGCGATTCATCGTCGGCTGCACTATGCCCAAAAGATCGAATTTAAGTTGCTGGCCGAGGGTTTTGGGGCGTACCTGCCGGATGAGTATCCCTATGACGTGCCGGGTGCCTCGCGAACAATTAAGAAGAAGGACTTCGACAACATGGTGGCGGTGCTGCCCGTTGCCGATCCCAACATATTCTCGACCGCGCAGCGCGTAACACTGGCACAGACGCAGTTGCAGCTGGCGCAGTCCGCGCCGCAGATGCACAACATGTATCAGGCGTTCTATCGCATGTACTCGGCGATGAACATCCGTGATATCGACAGCATCCTGCGTCCGCAGCGTGTGGGCATGCCCAAGGACCCGGCAACGGAGAATGCGGATGTGCTGGACGGCATGGACCTGAAGGCGTTTGCTGGCCAGTTGCACGATGCGCACATCGTTGCGCACCTTGTGCAGGGCATGTCGCCGATTCTGCAGGGCAGTCCGCTCGCAGCGCTGTCATTGCAAAAGCACGTGCTAGAGCACATCCGTTTGAAGGCCGAGGAGCAGGTCGAGGCCGAACTCTTCCGTCAGTATGGCGTTGATCCGGACCAGATCGTCTCTGCCATGCAGCGCGAAGCGATGATCGCGACCAAGGTTGCTGATCACATGCAACAACTGCGTGAACTGCAGCAACAACTGTCGGGCGAGGCGAATCAGACCGATCCGTTGGTGCAAGTCAAGCAGATGGAGATCGAGTCGCGGTCCAAGACGGATCAGGCCAAGCTCATGCTGGACGAGAAGGAACTGCAACAAGACGGCGCGTTGGAGCAGCAGAAGATTGCATCCACCGAGCGAATCGCAATGCTTCGGGCCATGCCCGCTTTCAAAGGAAATTCAAATGCCTCTCAAAAAGGGAAGTAGCAAAAAGGTTGTCAGTGCCAACATCCGTGAAATGCGGAGCACTGGCCGTCCGCAAAAGCAAGCCGTGGCGATCGCACTGAAGACCGCTGGCAAGCGTCCGGTACGTCGCAATGAGGGTTCCTCTGCGGAAGGAGAGACGAGCTATGCATCGCGTCCGGCGTCCACCTATCGGCGTGTGGGGCAGGTATCTGCGGCAGCAGACAAGTCATTCCCTAAACAACGTGATCCAATGCAGCCCATCAGCGATCTACTGGTGATGGAAGCCACGGGCAGAATCCCTTCTCAAGAAAGAGAACAAGCAGCAAGAGAGGCGCGCAATAAAGTCCGGAAAGAAAACGACAGAGGCGGACGATATGGCGATAACGGTGTTTATTACGCACCACCGGGGCAGCCTACTCGTACAGGATTTAAGACAGGTGGATTGGCCAGAAAAATGCAGGGAGGAGAAGCCGCCATGCAAAAGAAGGCTGCTGCAGAGGAAGGCCGTCGCGGGTTCAAGGGTTCGCCGCCGGACAAGACGGGAACTTCGATCACCACGCGCAAGCAAGTTGCTGCAATTCGCAAGAAAGGTGGTACTGTCACCTACAAGCGCGACGGCAAGTTGCCGGTAGGCGTGTACTAACAAACAGATTTAAGGCCGACAGGCGGGGGCCCATGCCCGCTTGCTTTTACATGGAGTAACCATGCTTGAGTTCGCAGAAGCAGTGCTGCACGACATTCGTCAGCTGAAAGCAGACGCTAACCACATTGTGTTGAACGGTTCCATGAAGACCATGGAGCAGTACCGACACATGATGGGACGACTTGAGGGTCTAGAGTTTGTCGAGCGAGCCGTATTGGATCGTCTCAACAAAAGCGGTAACCAACCTCAATAAAGGAGTCCCATGAGTGATGCAGAAGCAGTGCAGGAACGGCCATTGACTGCCTTGGAGCAGAAGTGGAAGGAAGAGGAAGAGGCCAAACAGAACCGCGAGCCGGAGCTGCAGGACCTCTACAAGGGCGACAACGCTCTTGACCCTTCAAGCATGCCCGAGAAGGTGCTGGATCGCATTCCGCGACCCACGGGCTGGCGTATCACCGTTCTACCCTACCGGGGCCCGGACAAGAGCAAGGGCGGTATTGCCTTGGCTGACCAGACTCGGCAGTTGAACCAGCTGACCACAACCTGTGGTTATGTGCTGAAGATGGGCGATTTGGCCTACAAGGACGAGGTCAAGTTCCCCAACGGTCCATGGTGCAAGGAAGGCGACTGGGTGATTTTTGCCCGGTACGGCGGCTCCCGTATGAACATTGACGGTGGCGAAATCCGCATCCTGAACGACGACGAGATTCTCGGCCTCGTGCAGGACCCCGAAGACATCTTGCATATGTGAGCCCACGATGACCATTGAGACAGACAACCCAGAAGTTGAATTGGACTTGGGCGAAAACCCCAAGTCTGTGACCGTTAACCTAGAGTCGGAGGCTGCTGCCCCGGAACCGGTTGCTGCCTCTGAAAAGCCCAAGGCAGAGCCGGAAAAGCCCGAAGGGGAGCTCGAGCAGTACAGCGAGAAGGTCCAAAAGCGGATCGATCGGCTGACTGCGCGCCTGCGCGAGACCGAGCGCCGGGAACAGGCTGCGCTGGAGTACGCCCAAGGCGTGCAACGGCAGGCCGAGGAGCTGTCCCAGCGGCTGCACCACACCGACAATGGCCGTTTGAGCGAGGCCAAGGGCCGGATTGAAACCCAATCGCTGACCTTGAAGCAGATCATCAAGAAGGCACGCGAGGAAGGGGACATCGACACCGAGACCGAGGCACTGGAGCGGCTGACCAGCCTGCAGATGGAGCATAGGCACGTTGCCGAGCAGACCCAGCGGGCGCAAACCCCGCCGCCGCCGGTTCAGGCTTATGTTGCACCGCAGCGTCCACAGACCCCGCCAGACCCCCGAGCCGAGGACTGGGCGATTGCCAATCCGTGGTTCGGAACGAACGTCACCATGACCAAAACGGCGTGGGAAATTCACAATCAACTGGTGAACAACGAAAAGTTTGACGCCAGCTCTGATGAGTATTATGATGAGCTTGACAGGCGGGTCCATGCTGTGTTTCCGAAGGAGTTTAATTCGGAGCCGCAGCAACAACCGCCGCAGCAACAACCCAGAGCGCAACGTCCCGTGCAAGCAGTTGCGCCTGCCACCCGATCCTCCGGGGTCAATAGCTCTGCACGCCGCGCCGTTCGACTCTCGCCGAGTCAGGTCGCGATTGCTAAGAAACTTGGCGTTCCTCTCGAGGAATACGCCAAATATGTGAAGGAGTAACTCAAATGGATCAGCTGAAAATTGATCGTGGTTCCCGCACCGACAAGAGTCGTGAGGCAACTGCGCGCCGTCGTCCATGGGTTCGTCCTTCGCGTTTGGATGCGCCTCCCGCTCCTGAAGGGTATGACTATCGTTGGATTCGTGCAGAGGTAAATGGGCACGTTGACAAGCAACACGTCTACGGAAAGCTTCGTGAGGGTTACGAACTCGTGAGAATCGAGGAAGTGCCTGAAGAGTACCGTGACATGCTGCCTACTGTAGATGACGGCAAGTATCAAGGCGTCGTTTCAGTGGGTGGTTTGATGCTTGCCAAGATTCCCCTTGAGACCAAAGCCGAACGCAACGCGTACTACGCCAAGGCAGCGAGAGATCAACTCCAAGCAGTCGACAACGACATGATGCGTGAGAATGCGCATTCCTCAATGCGCATAAATGATCCTGAACGGACCTCTCGTGTATCTTTTAATGCTCCTCGCAAAGGCGAGGGGTAATTGACCTTAAATCATTTGGAGACTTTCCATGGCTAACACCAATAAAGCCTTTGGGTTTAGTCCGATTGGTCGGGTTGGTAGCACTGTTGCGAACCAAGGCGATACGCAATATCGCATTTCGAGCAACTATGGCACCGCGATCTTTCAGGGCGACCTTGTAACTCTGGCGAGTGGCTATCTGGCCGCATACTCGTCGGGCGCAGTACTGGGTGTGTTCATCGGCTGTCAGTACACCGACCCGACCACCAAGAAGACCACGTTCAAGAACTACTACCCGGGCAGCATCGTTGCTTCGGATATCGTAGCCTTCGTCGTGGATGATCCTTCGGCCTCGTTTGTCGCACAAGCCTCGGGCACCCCGGGCAACACTGCGATTGGTCGTAACGCGCAGATCGACACCGCCGTTTCCGGTAGCACCACCACCGGTATTTCTGGCCTGCAGATCGGTACCCCGGCAACGGGCAACGCGACCTATGAGCTGAAGATCATTGGTGTGAACCAAGCTCCGAACGTGAATGACCTCACCTCGGCCTACACCCAACTGATCGTCAAGATCAACAACCACCTGTACGGTTCTAGTACCGGCACTGCGGGAGTCTAACCATGGCCATTACACGCGCCCAACTGGTAAAAGAGCTTGAGCCCGGACTGAACGCATTGTTCGGTTTGGAATACAAGCGTTATGAAAATGAGCACGAGGACATCTTTGCAATCGAGTCGTCCGAGCGTGCATTTGAAGAAGAAGTGATGCTGACCGGGTTTGCGCAAGCACCTGTGAAGGCCGAAGGCGCGGGCGTTGCATACGACCAAGCCAACGAGTCGTTCACTGCTCGCTACACCCACCAGACCATCGCGCTGGCTTTCTCGATCACCGAAGAGGCGATCGAAGACAACCTGTACGATCGTTTGGCTGCGCGCTACACCAAGGCGCTGGCTCGCTCGATGGCACACACCAAGCAGGTCAACGGTGCGTCGATTCTGAACAACGGTTTCACCAACTCCGCTCAGTACTACGGCGGCGACGGCGTGCCTCTGTTCAGCACCGCTCACCCGACCGCTTTGGGCCCGAACTTCTCGAACACCCCTGCGACCGCTGCTGACCTGAACGAGACCTCCCTCGAACAGGGCATCATCGACATCGCCGGGTTCACCGACGAACGTGGCCTGAAGATCGCCGTTATGGCGACCCGCATGGTGGTTCCGAAAGAGAACCAGTTCACCGCCGAGCGTCTGATGAAGTCGACCCTGCGTACCGCAACGGCCGACAACGACATCAACGCCATCAAGTCCATGGGTCTGATTCCGGAAGGGTTTGTGGTCAACCACTACCTGACCGACGCTGACGCTTGGTTCCTGATGACCGACGCTCCGAACGGCCTGAAGATGTTCCAGCGTTCGCCGATTCGCACTGCCTTCGAGGGTGACTTCGACACCGGCAACGTGCGTTACAAGGCTCGCGAGCGTTACAGCTTCGGCTGGTCCGACCCGCGCGGTGCCTACGGCTCGCCGGGAGCTTGATGCAGTAATGAGACAGGGGGGCCTCGGTCCCCCTGTTTTCTAGGGATATTCACCTGCACAGACGGCCCTAGCCGACATTGTAGTGACTGTGCTGGGGCGTGCTACAACACAAGGAACCATCATGTCTTTCACCTCTTTCTCAGGTCCTATTCGTTCGGGCACCGTTCGCCAAGGCACTGTTGCCTCGGGTGAAAACACGGGTGTCGTAATGTTGGCGCAAACAGCTACCGTTTCGTTTGCTGCCATGACCACTTCGCCGACCGCACAGGCACTGTTTGTCCTTCCTGCTGGCGCGAAGATTGTTCGTTTTGACATCGAAGTTGTCACCGCGATCAGCGGCGGCAGCGTCTCGAACGTCGGCGTCACTATTGGCAACGTCGGCACGGCCAACAAGTACGTGACCACCATCAACACTGGCACCAGCTCGGCCAAACTGGCGCAAGCCACGATCGATGCTGCCATGGTTGTTGCGCAGACCAACAACATTGGTACTAGCGACGTCACCATTTACGGCACGTTCACTGCCGCCACGGGCAACCCGACTGCCGGTTCAACGGTCGTCACGGTTGAGTACCTGCAGCGCGCACAAGACGGCTCTACTGAACCCGTTTAATTAACAAGGCCCCTGTAATGGGGGCCTTTCTTGAATGGGGGAATCATGACTTTTCAGTACGACGTAAAGTCGGGGCACCGTTCCACATCGGGCGTGCTTGTCAGCAGTGGGCGTATTCGTTTGAAGGGTGGAATTGTTGCCCCGTCGACGTCAACCTCTGCACACATGGTGTTTGCAAGCAACGCGTCCACTTCGGGCACGTACTCGCAGACCACCACCACTATCACTGTCACCATGACCAACACTTTGGCGGCTGGAGATCGTGTTTGGCTGGACTTCACCTCGGGCACGGCATCTGATGCGGTGTACACGGTGGTGACAGTCAGCTCTTCGCAATTCACCGTCACCTCTGGCACGTCCGCTACCACCAGTGGCAACGTCACGGTGTACGCTAGTATTTTGGTGGAAGCTGACACGACCAACGCAACAACCTTCTCCTTCATGTGCCCCGGCGACGGCGTGCTGTCGGAGAACGGCCTGTACGTAGGCCTGCCCTCAAGTGTCACGGCAACGGCCTTCTATGGCTAACAGTCGGGGGCTCTATGCCAACATTAATGCAAAGCGCAAAAGAATCGCTGCGGGTTCTGGCGAGAAAATGCGCGCTGTTGGTCAACCGGGCGCGCCCACTGCTGAAGCCTTCAAGGAGTCAGCAAAGACCGCCAAGATGAAAAAGGGAGGGCCTGTGCTCTCCGTCGGACGAGGCGAGAAGCTTCCCACGGAAAAAGGCGCAGGTCTGACGGCCAGAGGTAGGGCAAAGTACAACCGTGAGACAGGCAGCAACCTGAAGGCTCCACAGCCCGAAGGCGGCCCTCGCAAGCGGTCGTTTTGTGCACGGATGGCAGGAGTAGTGGCAAAATCGAAAGGCCCGGCCGAACGTGCCAAAGCCTCTCTCAAACGATGGAAGTGTTGAAAGGACGGACATGGAATACACGAGCAAGAACACCAATCGCCACAAGATGATGGCCATGGGCATGCCGATCAAGGCGGCCAAGGGTGGTTCGATCACCAAGGCAAAGAAAATGGCCAGTGGCGGCGACGCCACCAAGGATCGTCAGGGCCGTGCCCTGATGCCCGGCAAGATGGCCAAGAACCTGCCGATGATTGCACCGCAGCGTGCCTATGCCAAGGGTGGCGAAGTCAAGCCGTCGTCCTACGATCGCAAGCAGGACATGGCCATGCAAAAGCATGAGAACGAGCCGATGGGCGTGGCACACAAGGCGGTGAAAAAGGCCAAGGGTGGCATTATGGAAAAGGGCAGCGGCGAGCGGTATGCCAGCAAAGCAGCTATGATGAAGCACGAAGCAAAAGAAACCCCCGCTATGGAAAAAGCCGAGCACAAGAAGCGCGGTGGCTCCATGAAACGCAAGTTTGGCTAACCAAGGAGAATCACATGAAACAAGGTGGCAAGCGCGGCGTTGGAGCCGCAATCAAAGGGTTTGGTGCTGTCATGTCTGAGAGCACTGAACAGGCCAAGAAGCCGGTGCCGGTGGATGTTAACTTCCAAGCCCAGAAGAATGCGGGCTCGTTTGAGAACGCTCCGACCAAGCGCATTCCGCAGCCGACCAGCTGGTAATGACCACGTCCGGAACAACCACGTTCGATCTGGACGTGGATGAGCTGATAACCGAAGCGTATGAGCGCTGCGGTCTTCAACCTCGTTCAGGCTATGACATCAAAACGGCTCGCCGTTCCATGAACCTCCTGTTCTTGGACTGGGCGAGCCGTGGCCTGAACCTCTGGACGATTGAACAGCGCACGCTGGCGTTAACGGCGGGGACATATCAGTATGACCTCCCGTTGGACACGGTCAACGTGTTGGAAGCCGTGATCCGTTCGACGGTGAACGGGGTGCAGACGGACATCACGCTGAACCGTTTTAGCCGGGCAGAGTGGCTACACACACCGGCCAAGGCTTCAACACAGTCAAGGCCTGCTCAGTTCTACGTGCAGCGCACGATCACGCCGCAGGTGTACTTCTACCCCAACCCGGATGATTCGGTGGCCTACACGTTCGTGTATTACGCCATCAAGCGTATTCAGGATGCAGGGGCGTACACAAACACCACGGACATCAATTTTCGTTTCCTGCCGTGTCTGGCATCGGGGATGTCGTACTACATCGCGATGAAGCGTGCGCCGGATCGTATGGCAATGCTCAAGCAGATTTATGAGGAGGACTTCTTGCGTGCTGCGCAGGAAGACCGTGATATTGCCAGCGTGTATTTGGTTCCTGACCGGACGATGGCATAATGTATGCGCAAGGAAGACGATCCCTTGCGCTGTGTGACCGTTGTAACCAGCGGTTCTTCCTCAGTGAACT